CCATTTGTTCATTTCCTTAATCATTTCAATAGCAAATGTTTCTGACTTATACTCATCAACCAACTTATAAAACTCCTCAGTAGACAACCAAACCAAAGGGGCATCAAATTTAGTGCATGGTCTGCGATTCCTGTCCGTCTGGTATTTTACATATTGCTCAATAGGCATTATGCAGTGTTTCCTTTTGGGAACTTTGCTACCTATACGGCAACCGTTCCAATATTGTTCTTTGGCAGGTAGTGTATTTTTTTCACTGTGTAATTCTTTCTCAGGGTGTGTAATTTTTACACTCATATAAGAATCATTATTACTATTACTTAAATTAGTATTATCTTCTAATATATTATTGTGTGTAATTTTTACACAGTCTTTGTGTAAATTTTTCACACTCTGTGTAAATTTTACACTGTGTAAATTTTTCACACTTTCAAGGTCTGTTTTCATCCATCCTTTATCATTTTTTTCAATAAAACCCCTATCTATCAGGCTGTTAACCATATTATAGATAGTCTTTCGGGTTAATCCAAGTTCATCAGCCAGCCTTTCTTTGCCTACATAGCACCATCCTGAACCGTTTGGGTCAAATTCGGCAAAATACCTTATACGCTCAAGTAATCCTGCTTCGACAAAGGAAATATTAAAATCCTTCATCAAAGACAGGTTTACCATTATAAATGATTCTTTCATTAATCAAAAATATTTTCGTCAATTGATAGCCATAAAGAATTCTCGCCTTCCGGCATTAAAATAGATTTTTTTAACTCATTCATTGCCAAATAAAAATCTGGCTGAGAAACATTGAAAATAGCACTAAACAACATTGAACCATCTGTTTCATAATAAAAAGACCCGTCATGAATTTTCCCATCGTGATATTCCTTAATAAAAATAGCCAGACAGAATGCGTTAGGTGATAACCTGTGCGGAAATGCAAGTGATAAAAACTCGCAAGATTCTAATTTTTCAAACATAACTTACCTAAAATTAAAAACCCCCGAAACAAGTGGTGGAAGGCACTCATTTCAAGGGGTTTTGTTTCCGATGAAGGAAATTTTTCGTATCCGCTTCCACACAGATAATCGGTAACGATACCGATGTAGCAAATTTACAAAATTATTCGCAAACTACAACAAATCCGGGCTGTTTGTTGCTATTCATATTTTTTACAAACTCATCATTTTCTTTTTTGCCCTGACATACCTCAGCCCAAGTTTTCGTTTGATCTGGGTAGTCTTTGTGCCAACTCGTACACTTTACACATTTTGGTTTGCATCCAGAAAACGCCAAAACCATCAAAACTGAAACAAATACATATTTTCTCATAACTTTCAAATTTACATTGTTAAAATTCCAAAATAATCTTGCCATCATAGCCCCAAACTTTCTGAGCCTGAATCGTATGAACCCCTGAATCATCTTTGCCAAAACAATCCATAAAGCCCTTGACCATGTTGTCAATATCGGGCTTGTACCTGTGTGGACTGCCTTCTAACTCCCTGCACTGCTTCTGGGTGTAACTTATCGGGAAAGGCATAACGAACTGAATGCGAAACGATTCTGGACACTCACGAACGCCAAAGCCACGAAGGAACATCATTACAGCCGTTTTGTATCGGGCGTATTTGTGATACCGTTCGTCTGTGTACTTTCCCTTCTGTGTTGTTCGCACAGCACCCATTGGGTTAATGTCAATTTCGATTCGCATTGTGCAAAGGTAAACGGCATTGGCTTCAAAAGGTTTCAAAATATTTTACAAAATACTACTTTTGCCCCATGAACCACTACAAAAAACAATCAATCGAAACTTTCGAAATGATGTTGAAAGTTTACGGCAAAGAAAAACTCATTCACTTTTGCGAAATAAACGCTTTCAAATATCGGATGCGTGCAGGATATAAAGATTCTGCCGAGCAAGATATAGCCAAAGCCATTTGGTATGAGAACAAAGCGAACGAGTTGAAAGAATCAAAGTAATTTCGTATATTTGCGAAATTCAGCATTGAATCAAATGGCAAAAAGACAACCAGTTAAGCCAGTAGGGTTGACCGCACCCGAAGCGGTAAAAAATAAAGGGGGCAGACCCACAATATTTACTCAAGAATTAGCAGACCGAATCTGTGATGAAATAATGAAATCAGAAAAGGGTATTTTTGCCTTATCTGAATCACTTGATTGGTTTCCTGCACCCAGTTCTATTTATTTATGGCTTGACCAATACCCAAAGTTTTCGGAGTGTTATACGCGGAGCAAGCAAGCCCAATCAGACCGAATGGCTGAATCTTGTCTGGTTATTGCAGACGATTCCAGCGGTGATTCAATCGAAACCAGTCGAGGCGTAGTTGAAAATCGGGAATTTACAAGCCGTTCAAAACTCAGGGTTGAAACAAGAATGTGGCTGATGGAACGATTATCCCCGAAAAAATACGGTAAGTTATCACAGGAGGCAGACCCAGCAAACAATCAAGCCGAACAATACCAACCGCCCCAAATTACCGTAAACATATCGAAGGAGGCAATTGATAAACTAAACAAATAAAACAATGGAAACATTTACAGCAGATTACGCAAGACAATTAGTCGAACGCTCCAAACTGAAAGAACTTGGATTGATTCTGGCAGACATTCACAGCGTTGCCGAAACCGGAGCGACTGAACTTGTATTGAGTTACAAGTTAAAAAACAACACCGAATTTGAGTTGAACAACCTCGGATTCATGATTGAGAATAACGATGTATACACCTTCATTCGGTGGTAAAATGACCGAAGCCGAAGCCATCCAATTACATAAAGTTCTGGAAGCAAAAACAGCCGAACTGATGGAGCATTTCGATACGGTTCAAATAGTTGTAACTCGCCACAACCGACTGGATGAATCAACTGAAATGATGTCAAAGGGTCGAGGCAATTTATACGCTCGTTTCAGTTCAGTCGAGGCGTGGCTGGAATCAATCGAATGACCGAACTAAATTGAGTTAATTGCGTATAAGTCAATATGACATCAGAGGTATATTTAGAAGATTGCGTTTCAGGAATGAAACGATATGCTGACAATCATTTTGACTTGGCAATAGTTGACCCACCGTATGGGATAAATGTAAATGTTTCAATAGGTAGAAGAAAAGGAGATAAAAAAAGCAATTATCACAAATTTGCAGGCAATGATAATTCCATTCCAAATGAAGAATACTTTGATGAATTATTTAGGATTTCTAAAAATCAAATTATTTGGGGAGGTAATTACATGACCGAATATCTTACTCCAACTCCATGCTGGCTGTTGTGGGATAAAGGGTTTTCAGAAGAAGTTACTTTTGCTCAATTTGAAATGGCTTGGACTTCTTTTAATTCAAGTGCAAAAAAATATAATTATAACACAGCAAGACAACAAAATCGAATTCACCCAACCCAAAAGCCCGTTGCTTTATACGATTGGATTTTATCAAAATACGCCAAGCCAACAGACCTAATTTTAGACACCCATTTAGGCTCAGGTAGCAGTCGAATTGCATCGTACAAAGGCGGTTTTAATTTTGTTGGATTCGAAATTGACCCTGAGTATTTCGATAAACAAAACAGACGCTTCCACGACTTCAAATCTCAACTAAGATTGTTTTGACCGAACTAAACGAAGCCCAGCAACAAGCGTACTATTTACTCCACCATTCCGAGGCTAAGGAAGTTCACATGGTAACGGGCGTTGGAGTAGGTAAAACCTTTATGCTCGGCATGGCTTCGATTCCATTCCTATCCGTACCGAATAGCCGAGGGTTAATCTGTGCCCCTACCGTACCGATGATGAAGACTGCCACCTTGCCCGGTATTGAATCGGCTTGGCAACGGGCAGGATTACAACCAGAACGAGATTACATCGTTAACAGGCAGATGAAAGGCGTCAAACCATACAGCCGAATCGGGTCGGAGAATGTTATTACCTTTCGATGGGGGTCTTATGCTGTACTAACTTCACTCGAAAACTACAACACCGTAAACGGTTCGGAGTGGGATTGGATTGTTGTGGATGAAACTCGTGATGTCCGAAACTTTGAATTTGCCTTAGGTAAACTCCGAGCAAGGATGAGAGGGCAGACCTTCAAAGGATTGAATCTTACCCACAAAATCCTAACCGCAACCACTCCACCTGATAATGTCAAGTATTACCTTGAACTCAAAGAAGCCAGTCAGGTTGAATCAAATCGAATTGCAATAGTTCAGGCTGAAAGTTATGTAAATCAACACAACCTGCCATCGGGCTACATTGAGCAATTAGAGGCAACTCTCGACCCGCAAACATTCAAGCGTGAAGTACTGGCTCATTTGATTACGGCACAATCGTCAATCTACGCTTATTCATTTACCCGAAGCGTTCATGTCGGAAAGGTCGAAGAGGATGCAAACCTACCTATCTACATTTCATTCGACTTTAATGTTAGTCCGATGACTTGCATTTATGCTCAGCACACGCCTGACCGAAAGCGAATCAGGATAATCGGAGAGGAACGGATAATTAATTCAGATGTTACCGAACTATGCCAAAGAATAAAAGCAAAATACCCGAACCAGCACAGACTGATATTGACTGGTGACGCTTCGGGTCGGAACAGGACAACAATAAGCAAGGGGCTCAGCAACTGGAAAATAATCAAAGGCGAACTGGGCGTATCGGAGGCTCAGATACGATTACTTTCGGCTAATCCTTTGAGTGCCGATTATATCGTACTGCTCAACTCAATGCTGGCTAAGCATGGTAATATCATGATTGATTCGGGTTGTAAGTACCTAATTCAAGACATGGAACTTATGCAACGAGCAGACGATTCAGGCAAGAAAGCACCGGACGCCTTGACTGGTCACTTATTCGATTGTGCCGAGTACTACCTTTGGACTTTCCATCGGCAGTTTTTGGACAGGTTCGCTAAAAAGGGTAACTTTACATCAATATGAGCAACCTAAAAAACATTTACACCGATTCAAACGGCATCGAATGGCGTTCATTTGAAACATGGGGAGATATACCAGCCAATCGAGTTATTCCTGCTGACCTTGCCGTTCGTAGGGCATCAATGGGGTTGAATCCAGAACGATTAGTTCAGGCGTTTGAAGAAATTAAACAAGACTTAAACACTGGTAAAATAGTCGATGGATTTGCCAAGTTTGACCAACTTCAAAAGCGAATCAATGACATTCCAGACGAATCATTACTGCAAGATTTAGCCTGCGTATTCGTGATTCACCCAGATGAAGAACCGCTCGATTTTGACCCGAAAATGCAACGAACGAAAATCGAATTATGGAAGCAGGACGAAGATGCAAGGTTTTTTTTTATTCAGTTGGCAGTGCGTTATACAATGGACTTATCGGACATCTCCGACGCTTATATCCGTATGCATATCCTTCAAAGGAGTTTGATGGAGTCGAGCGACCCAAGCAAGAGTATCTTTCCCTTAGCCGAAACTGGGCTGATGAGTTCTCAACCTGCGTAACCGAAGTGAACTTATTACATCGTATGGCTTGCAACGGGTCGATAACTGAAATTAAAATGCTTGAACGGATGCCAATTGAAGAGTACGCATCTACGATAAACGCATGGAAATACGAGTTACATTTAAAACAAAAAAGCGTTAAGGTATGATGGTACTAATATTTTTAATCGGAGTTATTTGCGGTATAGCACTAACAGCATTCACTTATGGCGAGCGTTAATCGACAATATCGACGAGGCTTGATTCGTGCCGTTATTGACGATACCGGAAAGGTTATCGGTCATGTAAAAAAGACGAATCGAGGCAAATGGGTTGATGTGAAATTGCCATAATTTTCTTACCTTTGTCTTGTCCTCCCCGGACTTAGGCTTTCCAAGCCATATTGGGTTAATTTAAGTAAAACCGATGGCTCAAAATATAGTATTCCGAGTAGTTGCCGATACCCAGCCAGCAGTGGATGGGATGAATAAATTGGACAACGCAACCAAAAAAGCAAGTAAGGATGTTTCTGGTCTTGATGATGCACTTGGTAAAATCGGTGGCATGGTTGCTGGTGCTTTTGCAGTTGAAAGATTAATTGCATTTGGAAAGGAAGTGTTGAATGTTACGAA